GCCGCACTTGCTACTCCCCCTATAATTGCCATTGATGTTGCTACTCCCATATACTTATAATTTCTTTATCATTTCTGTTGCGTTAACTCCCCCTTTTATAAAACCACTTTCAAGGTATTTATTCATTAAATTCTCATTCTTTAAAGATGAATATATTACGTTTCTTCCATTATCTTTTGCTATACTACTTAACTCATCTATTAATAATAATAACGCCTGATTTCTTACGTTTTTATCTTTAACATTATAATTACTAACTATAAACTCTATCCAAGCAATAGGACTATTTGTAAAGTATAAGAAACCTGCACATATTTCATTATCACTATCATCTGTAATCATTATACCGCAAGTACCATTTTCAGGTAATACCTCTTGCGTAGGAGGAAAGAATCTCCAAAACTTCCACCAATCTACAAGTGTACTATAATCGTTAGTTGTTAACCATCTACTTTTCATAGTAGCAAAGATAAGTTATTTTACATAAAAGATTTTGATACCTCTGAATTAACTTGATACAATTCTGTTCTTGTATTTTTACTTAAAGACAAAGTTACATTCATATAGTACCCTAATAAACCAGATGTTTCAACTTCTTGCCCTTTAGCTGCAAATATAAAGTCATTTACATTTAAACCTGTTACAGTATTTAATGTAATTCCATTGCTTAATATGTTAGTTATAGTTCCAATTAATACTTGATTAGAATTATATACTTTATCTCCGACACTAATTAAACTTGGTATAGAGTGATTTGTAATTACATTGTTACCACTAATAGATGCTACAACCCCTACTCCTTGTACTGATGGTGTTGCTGTATCAATTGCATTACTCTCTCCTCTTATATAACCATACTTAACCCCTTCTTTATCTTGAAAGTCATTTTTACTTATACCTCCTTTTTGTAGTTCAGTAACACATACAGCATCCCATTTATCTGTACCCTCTGTAGATAAAGTCCTGAATACTTTACGAGTTCCAGGCTCTATATTCATATTAAATGATAAAGAAGATGGGTATTCCTCTCCATAAAAAGTGTTGTAATTCGAGGTGTCATTATGTCTGTAAACTTCACCTTGATAAAAAGAGTAAAACTCTCCATTAAGTCTAACCATATCTTCAGGGTTAAATGTTTGACTTGTTACCCAACCATTACTCTCATCAGCAAAAAACCAAGTTACAAACTGATTTCCATTGTATTTAATATTAATGATATAAGTATTTAAGTGTTGGTCGTAAGCACCTATAATATTATTAATGGTATTGTCTCTAAACAATCTTGTAAAGTAATAATTCATTCCGTAATTAGCTATTGGTACTAAACCATTGTTGTATTTAGCCATTATAGTACCCCTTTTTAAATCAGGGAAGTATCTATTATATCCATAAAAATCAAATGCGTCTGAATGTTGATTACCAAATTCTCCGTCTAATGCTTTTTGTTGACCTAATACTTCAGGTATTTTCTGTAAGTTAGTACTACCATCTGCATTAAATAATAAATCTTTACCGTAATAAACAACAGAGTATTTATCTTCTTGCAATACATCTACGTTAGTATCAAACCCCTTTATAGTTACAATCTTACCAAATGATTTTTGCATATCATCTTTGTAATTAGCTAAGTATAAGTTAAATTCGTTTAGTCTATTTACATTTGTACTCTCTTGTAATACTTCACTATATGTTAAATCAGCAAACCTATTTATTTGTCTATACTTATCCTCTGATACTGCGGTGGGATTAAAGTCTATTATTAGCTTTTTAGCATTAAAATTATCTTTAATTTTATAACTCTCTGCTCCATTACCCCAACAGAAACAATTCCAAGCATCTCTTAGTCTATGTACATTATTATCTACACCACCTGAATTGTGTTCTCCACCTACAATTTTATATGTTTTTGGTGTTTCGTAATAAAGAGCATTTGTATTTTCTTGAGGAACGGTCTCTAGTATAACAGATGCAGCAGGTAAAAAAGTTACTGACGCTGTTAAATATCTAGTACCACTTCCACTATACCCTCCTTCTTTTGATTGAATCCTTAACGTATTATTACCATTTTCCCAATAAACATTAATATGTTGGTCATCAAAATCACCCCAAGCATCTGGAAATACAGATTCATACCAATCTTTTAAAGTGTCGTAATTAGCGTTAGATATAAAATAAGGTTTATCATAAGACCAAGCGTTCCCATTACTATGTTCGTCAGAATAAACATAAATCTTTATCCTTGAGCCAGGTGTTATTTTACCATCAAAAACTGAAGCATCTAAATACACAGACATAGGATTATGTGCCTTTGTAGAATCTAAAACTACAATAGGTTCTCCTTCATTAATACTTACTCCTTTTGGCTGTATCTTTAAATAAAGACCTGCTGGTGCTGTAGGTATAAAATTAGCTATTTGTTCTTTAACTTCAATAGCTACAATAGTCCTAATATCTTCAAGAGGTCCGTCATCATCAGATTTAACTATTAATTCATCTCCTGTTTTAACTTTGTTTATGTTTTGCCCCTCTAATTTTAACCATCTATATCCTAAATTATTATCGTCTTCAAATACGGAGTTTGCATATATTGTCTCATAATCTTTCTTTACTTGTTTAATAGCAAATTTATATCTATCAGCCCAAACAGGAGGATTGTGAATTGTAGTAACTTGCAATAAATTTATATAATCAGAACGACTTGCAGGAACATTTATAGCATTTGAAGAGTCAACTAAAGCAGTGGTTTTTCTACCCTCTGCATCCATATAAATCATTGCTACTTCATAGTCTCTATTACTGTGTAAACTCTTAAAGAATCCGTCTGTAGAAGATAATAAATCAAAACCATTTGAATTAATTTTAAAAAACTCGTATTTTAACTCGTCTACTCCTCCATCATCTACGTCAAGAGATTGATAAGGTAAATTAATTATCATAAAGTTTCCATCAATACTTGTAGTAAAACCTGTAAAATCTACTAAAGTTCCATCAGACGTTAAGGCAGCCTGTTTAAAGGAATAACTCCATCCATTAGTTACATTTTCTATAACTTCTTTAATACCTGAGTTGGTGTAAAAGTCAGATAAACTTGAATACAATTTTGGAATAACAAATGAGTATGATTGTGTAGGTAAATCAGAACTAAAAGTATAATAAGATGTTAAATTAAAATTAAACAATAATGATAGTCCATCTGTAAAATTAAAACCTGAAAAATCTATCTTTAAGCTACCGTCTTTAATTACATTTCCATTATTATCATATAAATAACCTGGAGATTTAGTTAATGAAAATTGCTTTCTAACATTATAATACATTCTATATGTAATGTCTCCATAATCATCAACTTGTTTCATTTCAAGGTCAAAAGAATATTCTGTACCCGAATTACTAGTTACATAAATAGCTACATTTTTTGTATCTGAATGACTGTAAACATAGAGTCCATATCCGCCTCCGTCTACTTGAGGTATTCCAACTCCAGGACCTTGTTCTTGTATAGTAACTCCAGTATCTGCATTTACTAATCTTACCGTATATGATGAATCATCAAAAATTGTAAAAGGTTTTAATAAAAAAGCCATTTGATTACTTGGAGGCAATGTAAATATATTTGTGCTTCTATTTAAATAATCAGTACTTCCAATAGGACTATTTCCTGCATCACTAAAATCAACTATATTTGATTTTGTGCTTGATAACACATAATCTTCAATGGTATAATCTGCTGCTGATTCAGTAGATGTTTGACCTCCTACAAGTTCAACATTATAATCTAAAACAACTCCTAAATCTCTACCCTCAGTAAAATTACCATATAGTAATCTACTTCCTATTACTGTTTGAGCATTTGCTATTAAAGGAACATTATCAAAATTTCTAAAGTATTGTGCTTCAGGTAATATTTTATATATTTTATTCTGAACAAATGTAAAATCTTGAGTTGTATTATTATCCCAGCCTTCATCTTCTTTTACAAAGCTATCAATTACATATACATTAGTCGTTCCGCTTTCTCTAAATATTAAGTCAATAGATATAACATCTCTTTCTCCAGTGTTAAATGATAAGGTAACAGCATTATATGTGTTCTCCATTCCGTCATTCTCTAATGTAAAATAATTAACATCAAACGACTTAGGTAAAAAACAGTATTCTGTCCAACTTGATATTGCAGAATAATAACCATCATTATACTTATATCTATAAGCAAATGAAATAAACTTATCTCTAATAAAATTAGAACTGTCCTGTGTAGATATTGATTTTAATTCAGTCTCAATATCAATACTTGGAGGTGGTTTAATTACGCTTAACTCTAACTTTGTAAAGTAATCTAAAGTATTATTTGATTTACACCTTTGTATATTTATTATTCTAGGAGGATTATATCCGTCTGTAAAAGCTAATAAATCACCACCGTCTTCACCCATCACAATAACATCCGCCCCTTTAACTCTATGACTCTTACTAAAGTTTAAAGAACCTGTTACAGATGTAGATTTAACAACTATTTCAGAGGTATTAGTTAATGAATTGTACTCTATAATAGCATCGTAATTACTACCACAAACAAAATTATATAAAAGGTATTTAGAAGCAGAGGTAGCTTTACCAATAGTAGTTGCATTTAAAATACCAAACTGTGATAGGTAATTACTTTTCTTAACGTTCCCTAAAGCATTTTTAGCCACTCCTTTTTGTCCTTCATCAGATGTTAATATAGATATATTTACAGCATCAGTCAATTGACCTACAGGAACAAGCCTTTCATCTAAATCTTTATTAACAGAACCTATTATAAAATTATTTGATATTTTAGTCATTTTTAATTTTTACTTTAATTATCCTAACCACGTTCTTCTACCTTTCAACAACTGCATTATCTTCTCACCTTTTAAGTCTGCCATTCTAATCTTGGTATTGTTTAATTGTGTAAAGTATTCTTTTCTAAACCTGTTTACAATATATTCTTGTATGTTGTATTTAGTGTGTAGCATTTGCCAAGCTATATAATTAATTAAACAAGCCTCTGCCATTTTATGAACTTCAATTTCACTTTCATCACCACTCTCTAAACCATCAGATATATACTCTAATACAATAATTCTATATTTAAGGTCTGAACTAAATTGTATAACCCCTAATTTTTTATCTATATTAAAAGTACCATTCTTATTAGCTCTTGAAGCATCAAGTCCATAATTAGCACCACCATAGTTAGGACCTCCACATTGTGAACTTAAACAACTTGAATCTCCACAATCTCCGCCACAAGCATCATATTGATTTACATTTCCTAAATCTGTACCTTGAGCGTTAATAAAAGTCATACTATCTCCCTCTAATGGGTAACCATCCTGGTCAAATAATATTTTAAACTTATTATCCTGCAAATAAGGAGCAGTAATAATTGTAGTATCTCTATTCTCTAATATCGGGTGAAACCTACCGTTTTGGTCTACATAAGATATTCTAACATAATTTACATAATCACTTGGTAGTATTAATTGTAAACTATCTCCAAGCTCCAACTCCATTGCTTTAATCTCTCTTAATACATCGTAGTTTAACTCTTGCAAAGCTCTCTTAGCGTGGTATATTACTTGATACCTTTTTGTAGAACTAGGTAATATCCTATCATCACCTACATAAGTAAGCATAAATCTATTTACCACATCCTTAATTGTAACGTATTGATAACCTCCCCAGTTCTCATTAGGGTCTTCATAGTAATCTATTGGTGGTAACTTAACTATATTACTCATTTTTTATGATTTTTTCTGATTATCTAATTGTTCTTGTTGAGCCACGTATTGAGTTATTTCTTGTGAGTTGATAGACATACCTGCGTAAGATAAAATCTTTGCTGTAAGAGCCTCAAAACAGCTCTCATGCATATCAAAGTCTTCGTAATCGTTTGCACTAGGATTGAATATAGGATTACCTCCAATAGTTACATAAGTCCATTTAGGTGTTTTAGGTATTCTTAAATAATACATTTGTACATTATTCACTATTGTATCAGGAAATATTCTAAAATCACTACCTACTCTTGTATAAACAGGATATGATATTGAACTTGAAACTAATGATGTGTTATTTAATTTATTTATATCTAACTTAGAAACCTCCTCTATATCAGTTGTGTTGTACATTAATCCCTCAACTCTATGTACGTCATTTGTTGTATAGCTCCAAACACCACTTACTTTAGTTAATGGTGCGTATTGTGCAAATCTATCTATCCTCTCTCTTAAATTCTTAGGCAAGTCAGCAAACTCACCTCCAGTAAGTCTATTAACTTGTTTTAATATTAACCTATTGTACGAGAAGAAATCATCTTCAAATACAGAGCGTTGAGCTAATTCAGCAAAAGAATTAAACTCTAATGGAGTTAAATACCCTCTACCGTCTTTACTCATTATATTGAGAACAGTACTTCTAACCTTATCTATCATCTTTACCTTTGTAAAAGTTTAATTCTTGCAAAGATACGAAATTAAAAAAATGATATTTTATATAAAAAAATAGGTTGATATAATTAAATACCAACCTATTATATTTACCCACTATCAAAGCTATGAATGATAAGGGGATTTTTCCTCTAATCTATTTTAGCCTGTATAAACTCTAATAACAATTGCCCTTCTTTACCTTTAAAGTATCTTGCTAAAGTATCATACTCATCATCTCCAAAAGGAACAGTCAACACTAAGTCTTTACCATTAAAGAATCTACCATTATCAAGCCTTAAAATATCTTCAGCTACAGCTTTAATAGCATACCCTCTTAACATAATTTGGTCGTTACTAGCTAACTTTAAAAACGTTTCAGGATAATCTCTAGCGTAAATCCTTAAATCTCTCTTTAACTCTGATGTAGACATACCCATAGCAGCACTTCCGTAAATAGATAATGCAATATTCTCTAATTCAGATGGTTTTAATTCTCTTACAATTTTAGCTGCTTCAAATTCAAGGTCTAAAATCTCTAATTCCTCTTGAGCATCTTTCTCTGGATTCATCTCTTCAAATAAAGAACCGTTACGAGGGTGTAAATCTAAGAATCTTTGTAATGTAGGATTATCATGTGGCACTACTAATACTCCAGCTTCAAATACAATATTACCTAATGTAACATCTCCTGTTTGTTCTGGAATAAATATACTCTCTTGATTTGTAGCATACCTCATTGGTTTTAAAGTATTTGCCTTTTTGTCAAAATACTGTAAGGGTAAATCTGCCTTGTGACGATTAGACAAGGTGTACGTTAATGGTCTTAAACCATCTTTTAGCATGTAGACTTTGTTTTTAACTTCTTCTACAATTGCAACTTTTTTTACTGCCATTTTTAATTTAATTTTAATTAATTATTTAATTTATTTGCAAAGATACAAATTATGTTATATAGAAAAAGAGGAGCGTTAACTCCCCTTTGACTTTATTCAAAAAATATTATTACTATACAGCAGCAGATTTCAACAATACGAAATTAGCACGACCCATTACAGTAAGACATCTTTCTGATAACAAGTGTAACTCATTAGCATCAAGAGATGAAGTTGTAGCTCCACCTGCTCCACCGACAACCCATGCTTTGTAACGTCTATCCTCACCTGAGTTAGAACGATATTTAATGTGCATAAAAGGAAGTGTAGTGTTAGCTCCTAAGATATTATCGTAAACTGACATAGAACCAGCAGGACAAATAACACCATTGATTGCAGATAAACCTGTAATAGCTCCACGTTTAGTTGGGTCATTTAAGTATTTCCAAGCTGTTTTATGGAAAGTATAACCACCCCACATAATAGATTTGAAAGACAAAGCAATAGCTTTTTGAACGTCATTTTCAAAGATACCGTAGTTAGCACCACCAGCGTAAGTTGCGTTTAATGCAGCCATACCTTTGTCAAATGCAAGGTCTTGATTTCTCTTAGCAAACATTAAGTTTTCAGCAATAGCTCCTTGAGCGTCAAGTCTGTTGATAACACTTTCGTAATCAGTTTCGATGTCAGAGATAACACCTTCAAAGATATTTCCTTTAGATACTGCTTCAAAGAAACCTTCAGTACCTTTGTAACCTGCTGTTTTAGCACCAGATGCAGCTTCGTAGTTTTTACCCTCGATAAGAGCCATTTCAAGCATATCATCAAAACGTTGACGAGTTTTAGCTCTATCTTTCAAGTACCATAAATAACCACCACCATATTCAGGGGCAACTTCAATCCAACCGATTTGAGTCATGTCAGAACCATTTACAATATCCACATCTTTAATGATGATAGGAGAGTTCTCAAAAATGTTAGGGTCAGTTGTAAGAGAAGTCTCTTGTCCTAAAGTTCCTTTTCTAAATTCAGAACCATAAACATAGATAGTCAACTGTCCAGCAGTAGTACCAACTCCAAATCCAGCAGCAAGTGTAGATACAGCAGTAAAGTTATCAGCAGCAACACTAGTTACAATACCAATATTTTCAACTCCAGTTACAGTGTTGTAAATTAATACAGTTTCATTTACTCTTACAGAGTGAGCTACAAGAGATGTTCCAGAAAATACATTTCCAGTTCTTGTTGCAGCTTTGTACACTTTAGTCAAACGACCTTCTTCAGTCCATTTTACTAAGTCAGATGAGATAGCATACTCTGAACCTTGTTTTTCTAAGAAACCTTTAATAGATTGGTTACCGTAAGTTTGAAATTCTTTTTCGTACAAGTCAGGCATATACTGATTTGTAAAGTTAAAGTTAGATGCTTCTAAGTAGTTAGAAGATGTAACTTCTTTTTTTGGTGAAGGAGTAAAGTTAACTCCAGGAATACTTAATATTGCCATTTTTTCTTTTTTTTATTAATTGTTTTTATAAAATTTTAAACATTTTAGGACTACTTCCTACGCCTGTGCCTCCCACTTCTTTCTGCCCCATATCTATGTTCTTAGAATTTGACACCTCATTTTTAATAGCATCTGCTTTTCCTAGTTCATAAAAGTGTTCTGCAATTTTATCTGCGTTCATAGCAGTATGCAGGGCTTTGTGATAACCACCAGCGTTTTTAAGGAGTCCTGTTTCAACGTCTACAAATTGATTAAAGAAGTTTGATATATCTTTCTGACTTTCTTTTACTTGTGCCACGTCTGCCACGTTGTAATTTAATTTATTACCCGAAACATTGAAATCAAAACCTTTGAAATCAGGGGTAAATAAACCGTCTGTCAAATTGATAAAGTTCTCGCTTTGTTTAGCTTGAGTCTTTAAATTTTGCTCTTGTTGAATTTGTAAACTTTCTAAAGTAACCTTAGCTGCTTTGTAATCTTCTGGAATCACGCTCTCGTCAAACCTTGCTACTGCGTATTGATTTTTTTGATTTTCAAAGTAATCTAATGCTTCAGATAGTGTTTTCTTAAACTCTCTCTTTTTTGTTTTAATGTCTTTATCATCATCATAATCTACATCGTAAATGAATTTCTCTTCAAACTCTTCATTCACTTCATCTGTATCTAAATAAGGATTCTTTTCAGACAAGTATTTTTTAAGAACGTAACTGGGGTCTTCATTACTCCAATCTTTTTGAGTTTCCATAAAGTCTGAATAAGACCTACCTGTTTTCTCTTTGTAATCTAAATATTTTTCTACGTCTTCAGGAATCTTCTTACCACTATTTTCTTTAGGTTTAACTAAGTCCTCTAATGTTTCAAATTCAGCTCCGTATTTATTCTTTAAAAATTCTTTTACTAGGTCCTCGTTAATTTCAGTTGTTGTCTCTATAACATCTCCTTCACTTACAACATCACTTACATCATCAGTTGCAACATCATTTACAACCTCTTCATCAACATAATCAGTTCCTAAATTATTTCCAATATCCTCTACGCTAAGAGTAGGTTCGTCTTTAAAAGCATCTACGTTTAATGCTTCATCCTCATAATCAACTTTTTTGAATATGCTCATATTATATATTTAATTTAATTAAAATTTTATGCAAAGATAGTACAAATATCAATATTTTTTATTATAGTCTAAATCCTTGTAAGGAATCCATTCCGTCGCTCTCAAAATCTATCGGTGCTCTTTGTGTATTTCTTTGGTCTATCATTTGAGATTGTTGTGATGCTTGTATTTTTGTTCTAGCATCTTTTCTATCTTCTATTGCATTATTTTGTTGTTGTCCAACTTCAATCTCCCTTGCTTTAATTTGCATTTGGTATTCAAACTCCTTAGCCATTAACTGCATTTTTAATTCTGCTTCTTTGGTTAATTCATCTATTTTACCTTGATTAACAGCTTGTTGTACTTGCATTTTAATCTGTCCTTCCATTTGAGCTTGTTGTGCTTTACTTTGAGAGGCTGCTTGAGATATTTGTATTTGAGAATCTTGATTAGCTTTAATTTTAGCCATTTCAGCTTCTTGAACTTCCTTAGCTCTCTTCTTTTTAGCCATTGATAATACTCTGTATGCTAATGCGTAATCCCTAATATTTAAAATAGCAAACTTGTCTTCTACACCTAAAGTTCCTGCTTGTATTTCTAAAGATAAATCAGCATCTAGTCTAGCTTTTTGTTCGTCATCTAATTCTAAGTCTACAAATATTCCAAAATCATACAAATGCAAATCTTTAATAGAGTCTAAATCTACCATTGCACTATTACCAATCTTATTAATTAAATCGGTTCTTAAAGGACTGTACTCTAATACATCAGATATTCTATAAGAGATACACTCAGCTATCCCTCTAATAATAAAGAAGATACCATCTTGTAAATGCCTTGTTGCTATATTAGAATTTAAAGCTGCCATTTTTTGAGCACCTAATAAAGAGTCTTTATCTGGAATACTTGCATCTCTAGCTTCATTAATACCTGTTACATCTCTAATCATTTGTAACTTAAATTGGTATTGTTGAACTAATGCAGATAGTTTACTTAGGAAACCTGTGCTTTGAATCTCTTGAACAACTCTTTTACCACCATTAAATTCACCGCCAACTGTTGTATTCCTAGTTAAAATACTACCAGTCTGCATAAACATATTTATAGCTTCTGTATGGTCATATTTATTTCCATTACCCAATGATACTTGAGCAATACCCTCTATATCAATCTCGTGTCCATCAGGTCTCATTTGTTGTATAACCTGTTGAATTTTAAGGTTTATAATTTGACCTTCATCTGCAAATGGAATCATTCTATTAACTAACGAATCAATGTGTCCACTCTCGTGTAATAAAGGAGCACAAACAACATAGTTAGATTTAACCTTGTTTAGATTTGATTTAGGTCTTACCATATTCTTAGCAACCTCCCACTTTAATATTAAGTCTGTACCTAATACCATTATGCCTTCAAACCAAACTTCCTCTTCTTTTTTAAGGACATTATACAATCCTTCTTTAGATGATTTTAAATTCTCATCTCTTTGAACTATTTTTTTACCACCGTTTTTAGTGCTTTTTTCTTTCCAAACTTTTTGTCTTGTACTTTTATAGTTAAAATATAATAATCCTACTTTATCTTTAAATGCATCATTAGCATTGTTTTCGTGTAAGTAGTAATACTTATTCCAAGAACTACCAATACTTTGTATCTTCTCTCTATCCTCCTCTGTTAAATCAGGGAAGTCTCTATAAACTTCAGATACTAAACTATTTTTAAATTCACCATAGTAATAACAATCTTCAAAGTAAGGGTCTTTAGTATAACTATAAACAAAATCAGCAATGTCTACATACTCAAGTTTAACTCCCTCTGACTTAGTGAAACGATGTTTAGCTGCTCCAATACCGCATACAACTAAATCCTTTACTACTTTCTTTTTAGTGGTTAAGTTAAATTTATTTTCATTCATTACAGTCTCAATAGCCATTTGCTCTGACATCTCAATAGATGGCTTATATTTCATTTGCATATGAATATCTAACTCATCATTTGTTTCAGGTAATTGAGCTACATCTGTATTAAACGCATCTACACCTAATTCATTCTTGGCTTTTAAAAGAAAATCTTTAGCAGCCATATCTCTTTCAAGTTTTTTACGATATGCAATTCTATTATTTGTTGATACAGGGTCTACTGAAAAAGCTCTAACATTATAATCCTTATCATTCATACCATTAACAACTACATCAACGTATTTAGGTATAATTGGAATAGGGTTAAAGTTAAGGTTTAAGTAAGACATATCTCCATTAAGCTTCATAGCGTCTTTATACTTTGCAGTATTTTGAATACCTTGTGCGTAAGCTCTACGTCTAATTACTTCAGCTCTATTTGAATAAAATCTACAAGTACCATTATCTCTTTTAAACCATTGGTAAGATATAGCTCTACCAACTTTAAGACCATACTCAGGTTTTATTTTATCAGAAAAAGGGTCGTTTTGTCTTGGCAACCCTGCATTTGTAATTATTACTGCTATCTCTTCTTTGGCTTTCATCTATGCGTATTTGTGTAAATTTATTGTTATTGGTTTACTCTCTATTTTTGTTCTGTAAGAATTTCTATTTATTGCCATTAATGCTAATCCAGAACTAATACCTAAATCGTATTTACCTCTATTTCTAATGTCAAACTCTAACCAATCTTGTAAGGTTTTATTAAATGGCATATTACCCATTTCATTGTCCTCTTCAGATACTCCTACATATTTATTTATATAACTCTCTATTGCTGATGAGTGCATTTGTATTACATCTTCTGATGAGTTAGGAATCCCTCCAATTTCTCTTTCTGCAACAGATAATTTATTAACTGCTTTATCAAATCTAGTAATTGCAAAGTTACGATAACCTCTGTTCTTAAAATGGTATAGTAAACGAGGCTTATTATTCTCCACTAAAATTGGCATACCATAGAAAACACAAGCCATGAGCACATCTTCAAAGAATATTTCAGCAGTTTGCGTTCTTGATACATACTCTAAAAAAAATGAATTTGACGGTGCATTTTTTAAAGTAAAGGAAGTTACACCGCTTAAAGCTCCTTTTGAACCACCTGAATTATCATTATCTTTTAAACTCTTTTTACTCCTTCCATCTACTACTCCTGATATATCATAAGGGTCGCAACCAAAAGCTCCTACGTCATCATTTAATGGTGCAAATGAATATCCTCCAAAACCTGCTTTTAACTCTCTTAAATTAGTCATAGACGGGATAGGTACCCAATTTATTAAGAACTTACCTTTGGGATTAGGATTCCACACTACTACAGTATCTTTAATACCATCTTTCCAAGAGAAGTTTCCTTGAACAACTGTTTTATCTATATCGTTATTAAGGTTAAAAGACATTTGCTCATTTAACTTTTCCATATTAAATAAAGCATTATCTAACTCATCTCTAAACGCTTCATCTATTGTCATTGGGAAAGCTCTCAACTCATCGTTGTAAGCTATATCACTCTCTTTTCTTTTTGCTACTCTCCTTGCTTCTAGGTATTTAATTGAGCCTATTTTTTTTATTTGACCTTCAACATTTACAAAACTTTCTCCGTAAGGAACATCTACATGACATACACCGTATTTATCTGTAAACTCAGACATATTTTTGTGTCCTGGAAGAAAGAATGAATATAATCCGCTTGGAGTTCTATTTGTGGTATTGTCTCTCTTCTTAATTAGTGATTGATAAAATAAACTTCTAAATTCAAATCCACCATCCTTCATTGCAGCAACAGTTGAACCTACAAATGCTTTCCCTACAATAGTACCACCTTCATCCATTGTTGGAGATACTTGACCCCAGTGATTTAAAAAGTTTCTACCTTTACTCCACTTTGAACTTTCATCGGCTAAATACCTAAACATTTTTTGTCCATCATAAGAACCCTCGTTTGTAGGTTGAAAATCTATCTTTGTATTAAGGTAATCATCTGTATTTGTATCTCTATTTTTCTTAGCCTCCTTAGACATATTTGAAGGTTTAGCAAACTCTAAAAATACTTTAGAATCCTCTTTACCTCTAACAACAGGTCTAAAAAAGAATGGTAAATTAAGATATGCATAACTAAACTTAGAGAAAGCTTTCTTAGCGTCTTCATCACTCTTAGATGTAATTCCAAAGTTTGCATTTCCGCTTGAAGTTGCCTCCTCCACGAACCTACACACTTTCTCATAAGTATATCCTGTTCTCCTTGACTTAACAAAAAATTGACCTATACATCTAGTATCAATTATACAAGCTTCAGTATGGTAATACATTTCAAGTTGAGCATATCTAAAGTTCATGTAACTACCACTATCTTCCATCTTACACCACTGCATTGCAAAATAATGATTACCAGTTAAATACACAGGCTGTCCGTTATTCATAAACCAAACCCCCTCTCTTCTCCTTCTAAACTCTTCTAAAATATATTCTGTATAAGCATCAACACTATCAGTACTTAAACCTACAGGAGCAGGTGCTCTCCTCCAATATTGATTAGCCTTTTTTTCTTTACTAAATAGTATATCTTTTTTATTCTTAGGAACTTCTGGTAATATTATATTTAAACCATCTAATGTAATCATCTCCCCTTTACTTCCTTTAGGGTCTAATACAATAGCGTCTTCTTTATCATCTAACCAATTTTTATAGTAATGTGATTTAGGATAAAATTCGCCTTTACTATATCTTTCTGGAAAACCTATTTTAAACTCTTTATCTGATAAATTAAAATTCTCACTTGATAGTTGCAATCTTAACTCTATTAAAGAAGAATCAATCTCTACAATAGCTGTGTGAATTGATGCCTTAGCCTTAATTGCAATGTGGTGTTTAGTTGCATCTATAGATGAATAGTCTATCTTATCCCTTAGAGCCATTCTGAGCGTTATTAAGCTCTTATCTCCTGCATTGACTAATCTTTCTACATAAGTTTTTAATTTCCTCTCATTTGGACTATTTTGATTGTTTTGCCAACGTAATATCATTTGTTTAGCAGAACGAAAACTCTCTATCTTTGATTTCATTGCAGCGTCAAACTTATCAGCGGTTATTTCTGATATATCTATATCATACTCTAATCCCTCGATAATACTATCAATTGCATACTCTATATCATTAGATAGTCCTATCATACAGTTGCTAATATTTGATTATTCCTAACCCTATACAATCTTTCATTGTCAAAGTTAAACTCGTAGTTGCTAAATTCTTTTAAGAATAAGTCAGTACCCTCTAGTAAATTATTTTCTTTTGTGAATTTATTACCGTATTTTAAAGTACCAACATTTGGTATTTCCTCTCCATCTTCCATCATTGGAGTTACAAAACAAAAAGGGTCTAAACTTATTTTTTCTCCATTAGGCTTGATTACCATATAAATCATTTCAGGATATACAAAATATAAATTATCAGATATGTAACTATTTGAATGAACAGGTATTCCTTTTTGATTGAATGTAATTCTAAATGTATTGTGGTGTAAAACTACTTCGTCTCCAATATCTACTATTGTATTATAGATTGTAGGTACTGCGTGAACAATACCTACTCTATTTACATCCTTAGCATCTTCTATTGAAGTATTCCTAACTAAAAGACCATCATTATTATTTACGTACTGCGAATCTCCTTTAGGTTTTACTATAAAAAATATTGGACTCTTCATAAATTAATCTATTACATATTCAATGTGGCAAATTACTCTAGTTTGAAATGATTTCCAAAGTTGAACTTCGTTCTCTTCTTTTATATAAATATCAAAGTACTCCCCCTCCTTTATTATGTCATGTATCTCTGAATTACTATTTGCAGGTTTCCCTACTTGGTAATGTATTGAATCTTTAAGATTATCTCCTACAGATATTTTTCTAACTTGTTTCATTTGTTTAATTTAATTTTAATAATGCAAATATATGTTTTTTAAATTACTATATCTACGAGCCAACCTGTTGTAGGACTTGCTACTCCAAAAGTATTTAGAAATTTAGAATATTTAGGTAGCGAAGAAGTTGCCGATGCTCTACTTGCAAAAGTACATAATGATTCAACCACGTTTGCACCAATAGTGTTTATAGATGAAATTGTATTCCCCTGAGTTAAATCTACTTTAGTATTATCTATTGATATAGTTTCAAATATATTATTTCTAAAATTAATGCTCCATAAATCAACTCCTGTTCTGTTAAATAAATTTGTTCCAGAAAAATATGTAGAATAACAATTTATAATATCTAATACACCAACTGTTTGCAATCTATTAAACCAGTTTACAGCTCTACCACTAAAATTAGTATTTCTAACAACTAAATTAGGTATATACACAGAGTTTGAATCTAATGTAAATGCATTATTTCTTTGAGTTCCACTATTATTAGCGGATATAGAGCAATCAAATATTTGAACTAATCCTCCACTTTGATTAAATGCTTTTAAAGCAACATCCATTGTGTTTGATAAATCACCTGATGTAATTGAAGTATTATTAAACCTAATCCTTGAACTAAAACCTACGTTATAAATACCGTTTTTTAAAGAATAAATAGGACAGCTAATTTTTATTGCTATGTTTCCTGCGTTGTTATTGTTTAATAAAGTACCTGAATTAATTGTGTATTTTGATGAATCATAATTAGTTTGGTCGTAAATTACTCCTTCTCCCTGTAAAGATAATTCTCTAGTAAAAGTATAGTCGTTTGTTACTATTGAGTTACCCGAGTTCCAAAATCCTTGACCTTGTATATATAAAGAAGCGTCTTTATTTATAGTAAGACTTGCTAAAACATTAACAGATGTAGACGATGAAAAATACAAAGCATTATCCATATCAATTAATTTACCTGTATTTGTAGATGTTACAAGAGCATTAATTTCAAGTTTTAAATTAGAATAATTAAAATCTCCAGAATACACATAGCCAATTCCATTATTATTTTGAATAATTATTTTTTCATTTCTTCTATCAGGGATTAACCTAGTTCCAGCTCCAACGTATGCTGTAAAAGCATTAGATATAGATGTATTTGAAGTAATAGAGCTAGTAATAGGGTCTGTATAGGTAATAGTATCTGTAAATGGCTTGGCTAAAGTACCGTCTCCTTTATAAGTTGTTCCAACTCCTTTTCCTTTAAGCCAATCATCGTATGTAGGAATGTAAGCATTGTTAATATAAATAGCTGGAATTGTAGCAGATTGAGGCGTATCTATTGTAACTAAATTATTGTCATTATCTTGTACTATATTTAAAGTATTAGATTTTAATGTTCTAAACGAATGTATTTTTGTAGTTGGATTTAATCCTTTGTAAACTTGAGCTCCTATTCCTAAGTTTTCACTTACTTTGTTTTCAATATTTACTTCTGTAGTACTAGATGTTATTTCAATACCTGTTGATGTAACACTTTTAAATGTATGTACTTTTGTTGTTGGATTTAAACCAGCATAAATATCTGTTCCATCTCCTAAATATTGACCTTCTATATTCTCAATCAATACATTATTTCCATCTGTAGAAACATTTAAACCTATAGATTTAACACTTCTAAACTCATCAGATTGACTTGTTGTATTAAAACCTTTATATGTAGAAGTACCATCTCCTACACTATTTTTTTTATTTAACACTATAAAGTTTGAGTCGATAACTGGTGTTTCTCCGTCTCCAACCGTAACGTCTTGAAGTTTAAATAAATATTTACTTCCAAGCATAGATACAATAACTACATTATACCTAACTATATTTAATGTTGGATTTAAATTATTAAGTACTTCAGCAGGAGTTAAATAGTCTTCACTATCATCTCTTACTTCAGTAACTCTTAAAGTACCACCTACTTCAGGAGCTAATCCAGAAAGAATAAAAGTTCTTAAATCACCAACCTGATAGTTTTTAGTTTCCCCTAAATTTTCTGCATCACTACCAATTACAATATCATTATCAGTTATTACAATGTCTTTTGCGTATGTTTTTATTCTTGCCATTTTTTTTGTATGTTTTTATTTCAACATTAAGTAAGTACCACCAACACCAATTAAAAAATACATTACTTTATTCACTGTATTCTTTATTTTTTGTTTTTTTATAACAGATTGTAATTGTTTGTTTTGCTCTTCACAATTTAAAACTAACTTCTCATTTGTATCAATTATTTTACTTGTAACACTTCTTTCATCAATCATAACATCTATAAACTTGTTTTTAATAGATGAATTATCTTCTGTTTTTTGTAATATTTTAGATACTAAAGACAATTCTTTTCTAGTATACTCGCAATTACTTAACTCTATAGCTATTACTTTGCTTTGAACACTATCAAGAACAACTACAGATTCTTTTTTAGGTATGTATAATGAACTTCCTATAATTAATCCATTTTTTAAAACAGATTTATTTGCATTTTTTAAATAAGTAATTGACACACTATAATTTTTTGCTATACCAAACAAGGTTTCTCCGTTTTTTACAGAGTGTGTTATTTGAGATGTAGATTGCAAGTACGTTAATAAAAATATTAGATATATTATTTTTTTCATTTAGTTTTGTTTTATTAAAAGATTTTTTACTTTATTATCATACCATTGTTGCATTTGAGAATTTAATAATACTTCAATATCTTTTTTACTTTTATCTTTATTTGTATTGATTATTGGCAAGTTGTTTTTTAATGAATCTATTTCTTTTTGATTATCAATAAGTATTAATGCAATACTATCTTGTTTTATTTTAAACTGTTTTACCTGCTCTTTATAAAAATCATTGTTTTGCTTTAGTATTTGATTATTACCCTCTAAAGTATTAAATACATTAAAATGATTGTTAACACTTGTAAATATAAAGTATAACAATATTAGTATTAGTAAAGATGAAACACCTATTATTTTATTCTTATTAGTCATACTTTATATTTTACTTAATTATTTTGCTTTAACAGATTTTCTAGCAACACCAAATAATAACGCCTTAGCACCTTTACCTGAAGTTACTTTACTCTCTTTTTTTTCTTGTTTAACTTTAGAAGCGTATTTTTCACCGCTGTTTTTTTCTGTAATCATTTTTTCTTTATTTTTTTTTGTTATTTTTACTTTTACCTGCTACTGACAATGCTATTGCAATACTTTGTTTTTGTGGTTTTCCCATTGACATTTCTGTCTTAATGTTTTTACCAATGTTTTTAACTCCTTTTTTTAATGGCATAACTTTATGTTTTAAATATTTAATGCAAAATTACAATTAATTAATTATACAATTGAGTATATTATTATTCCAATTATTGAAGATATAACCCAACTAGAAAGAACGTCTTTGTCGCTTTCAAATTGCTCAGGTCTATCTTTACCTTTATATTCTGCATACATACCTTGTATTCTTTCAAATCCCCAATATAAACATAGAGGAACAAATAATAATACAAAATATTGAAACCATAGTGCTTCATTTAATTTAAAGGATGATTTTAATACAGTAGAGAATACAATCATAAAAGCTACGCTTACAAAAATGTGTTCAATCCAATGATTTTTTACTATTTTTTCTTTACTTTTCATATCTTGAAAATAAGATATAAATACTTTTTTAATGTAATTTAATTTTTCCATTTGTTTTAATTTTTAGTTTGTATAATATTTTGCAAATAAACAACAATTATACGAATTTTTTGTATAAACTCCTATATGTGTTATATTTCTATTTAATATATTATATCTATGCTTTGTACTATTCATATATGCTTGACATAAAGCGTTATCTGTAGAGAATCCCCATCCAACATTTTCTAATAACACTATAGCATGACTTTTTTCAAATCTGTTTGAAAACCCATCGTGATTTACAATTTTTGTTTTAATCATGTCATCACATTTTTCTTCACAAATTGAAGTTAGTAATTTTTCTTGTATTAATTTTGGCAGTCCATTTAAAGCTCTTTCATTGTTAATATATATAACTAAAGAATCACTTTCGTTAGAGGGTGTTGGTAAATATATTTTTTCTACAGGTGGATATGATTCTTGTATAGGTTCAGATGTACAAGTTAAAATAAACATAATCAACATTGTTACAATTATACTAACTTTAAACATATTTAATTTTTTTATAATTTGATTGCATCTATACAATGCTTCTCGGTTAATATCCACACAAGAACTTTTCCAGCGTTTGTTAAATTATTAATCAATATATTCTTTCCTAATACACTCGATACTGTTTCTCCTTGTAATCCAAATGGATAAGATATTTTATCTTTTATAAGACGGTTATTCCAAAATGTTCTAAACTCTACATTTCCCCAAACATCTAAATTTAAAGCTGTGCTTCTAAAATAACCTTTCTTATTTTCCACTTCAAAAAAGTTTACAATAGTCATTAAAAATATTAGAACTAATGCTAGAGTAAATAATAAAAATCCTATTATCTCTTTCATTTACACTAATTCCCATTGAACCCCTCTTACTTCTTCACTATTGTTAATAAGTAAATGTCCTAATTCAGTGTATTTTTTACGTCTGTAAGCACCTGTTTCTGTTATAGTGTACATTTGGTCTAATGCGTCAGTTAAAGCATCAGCTTCTACAAAAGTCATAACTCTTGAATGGTTACGAATTACTTTTTTATTTGTAAATGTTTCTTGTACCGTACCTCCGTTACCATCAGGTACTTCAGCAGTATAAGGTAATTCTACCCACTCCTCAATGTGCAAAGTATAAGTTTCTGATTCATCGTTTCTAATGCTCTGACCTATTTTTGCAAATACAACCTCTGTTAATGAAGGAGTTATATAGTCATAAGACACTGGTGTTGTTGTTTTTATCATTGTTTTTAGTATAGTGTGTTATAAATATCTAATATTTCTGTTGCGTTTAATTCTCTGCCTTTCCATATTCTTGTTTGGTCTAATCTACCTTGTAATTGATTATTAGCAGCAGTTCCATCTCTTCCTAATTTTACAGTTGCAACAGTGTTTGGCATACCCGTATAACCTGCAACTGTTTGATTAGATGCTATTGTAATAAGATTTGAGTTTAAATATCCTTTTATATTTCCTGCTGCAGTTCCCCCTGGAAAAGTAAAAGTAATCATATTCCAAGCATTATAACTTACTGTAGCTGTAAAAGTTCTACCTATCGAGCCAACACTACCATATAAACTTATTACAATTGTAGGTCCTGTATAATAAATATCATATTCTCTAACACCTGCACTATTTTTTTTTGAAAATATCCAACTTCCTGTAACTTGTGTAGGGTATAACCAAAAATTAATTGAAAATGCTCCTGAACCAAAACTTAAATTATCATTATCAGGCAAAAGAATTAAAGAAGAAGTACCGCTAAAAGTTGCACAATTACCAATTCTACCAGCGTTACCATAATTAATACTTGTAGAAGTTCCATTAATACCATTTATTAAATCATTTGCATTTGAATCAAATGGATAGTGAGCAACTTGATTTGCTGCGTAAGAGTCTGATAATATTAAATGTCTATAATAACTCATAATCTTTTAATTTACTATCCAATATTCTATTCTACCTGCTTCTGAATATTCAAAAAATATAATGTTTACAATTGGACTAGCCTTGTAAGTTCCTGAACCTAACTTTTTATAACTTGCACTTGGATATGCAGGTTCTGTCGCTCTTAATGAATAGAACTTTTGAACTACTCCTATTCTTGCAGTACCTAAAGTATCTGTAAGTGTTGCAGCAGTTGAAGGACTTGAATATGTGTTATAAATAGCAGGAATATCAAATTCTAATGCAGAACCTGTTCTTGCAATTGCATAAGCTTGTTTATTATTTATTTGTGATTGAATTGTAACTCCCGTAGTAATACCTTTTACAGTTTCTAACTCTGCTAAACTTGGGTAAACAAGTAAATCTAAACCGCTTATTTGACCACTTGATTCAACTTGTAAAACTCTTGCAACCCCTGTTGATGGCATTGTAAGTAAAGAAGAGAAAGTTTTTGCTCCTGCAATTGTTTGTGCTCCTGTAGAAACTAATCCTCTTACTGTTGCACTTGCATCAGGTATTAAATTTTCTACTAAAGAGTGTTCCCATAAACTATCTGCATCCTTCCAATATAACACTTCATTATTTAATGCAGGTACTTTTTCAACGTCAGCTATGTCTCTTAAATAAATATTAGGTATTATTGCAGAAGATACAGACGCTGTACCTCTTACTGGGTCAGCTCCTCCAAATAGAAACTCATAAGTAGCTCCACTACCTCCACCTGATTTAATTCCATAGAATTTTAAAACCACCCTGTCTGTACTTAAAAAGATACCATTATTCCATAGTGCTATTGAAATATATTCAGTATAAACTCCTCCATTAGCAGGTACAACAACTGGTGCACTATTAGCAATTAATGTTTCTACTCCTGCTGAAGTTCTTTTATAAATACTAAAGAAGAAGTCTGCACCACTAGAAGTAGAACCACCTGTTCTTCTTATCTTACCAATTACTGAAAAGTTAAATACACCAGGATTACCTAATAAAATACCAGAGTCGCTAATTACTGCTCCACAAAACGTAGGAGATGCTAAAGTACCAGTAATTGTAGGAGTTGGAACATTGACAGCTGTAGTGTTATATCTTGAATCGGTTATGTTTCTAACTAAAGCAGTGTAACCTGATATAACTGGGTCAGGTGATGTAGTAGCATATAAGTCTAGCGTAGAAGGTAAATCTGCTGAAGTTAAATAAGTATTATTATCTACAGAACCATCTGCTTTTAAAAATTGAGTATCAATACCACCATCTTTTATTAATTTTGCAGCAGTAATTTCAAATGCTCCTAAATCAACATCTTGAGTTGCTCCTGTGTATGGAACTTTATCAGTTACATCGGTAGTTAAAGCTAAAGTACCGTCTGCATCTGGCAATTGGTGAACTCTATTTACAGTTAAGTCATCCGTTTTAATATTGCTTTTATAAACACCTGTTTTAATAGCAATTCCATCATCTGGTGTAAGTGAACTAGCAGTATTTGTAATTACATTTACAACCTCTACTAAATTAGATGTAACCATTGTTAGATAATCACCCGAAGCAATTGTATTCCCTGCATTTGTTACTTGTTGTAAATCAGGAGTTGTAATAGTAGGTTTATTTAATATTTGATTATTGCCACTTGTTGAGTTCCAATCACTAGGTTGCTGCACAATTGGATATCCAGCACCAATATTTGTCCAATATAATGTACTAGTAGGTATTATAGAATCGTTACTGGCAATGCATCTGTAAACATTTCCAACATAATATACTAAATCTCCTATTACATATTGATTATTAGTTGTAGCTAAATGGTCAGTTGTAAATGGCAAAGCTGAAAGCACAGTTGGAGGTAAAGGCGGTAAGTCTTCTAATGTTATAAATGGATTTACACCATCTTCTCCATCATTAATTAAATCACTTGTTTTTGTAGGAACGACTTCTCCTGCTCCTTGTAAATCTATAAGTGATATAATGTAATCTTTATCTTCCTCTAAACTACCATAGCCAGAAATATATTCTACAACTACCGTATAGAAATCAGGCTCTAATGTTATTTGAGTAACACTAACCACTTTAAAAATACCAAATATATTTATATAATCAGATTTTTGCAATATAATCTTAGTACCAGGAAGTATATTTAAAAAAGCACTTACTAATTTAGTGCTTTCAGTATTTTTACTTAATATAAAAGTTGTTAATGAGCTTATTGGAACAACTGCACCGATTTCTGTAGCAAAAGATAGTGTACCGCTTTTTCTACTTTTACCAGAATCAATAGTATCATAAGTATATCGTATAGAGTTAGCTATATCTATTACTTCGTTTTGATTTAAATAATTTGCAAGATATGTAGGGCTAAAGTTTTTGGTTTTACTAGCATCGTTACCGTCTGTGCCTATCCACATATCACTACCAGTAACGTTATCGTCTAACTTATATGTCTTTATTCTTGCCATTTATATACTATTTTTTAAAAAATAAATTTGCCTCTGCATTTCTCCTATTTACAAGACCTTGCAATGGTTTTTTAGAACCTTGTCCTGTAATATATCTTGTTGTAAACCACACTCTAATAACGTTTTCGCTTGATTTTTTATTTATAAGTGAATATAAAGTATTTGAACCTCCTGTATTATAAGAGTAAGAAACTAAAGCATCAAATTGATTTTGATTTAAAGGTATTTTTATTTTTGAAGTAACTAATCTTTCGTGTATCTCTAAGTCTTGCAATAGTGCTACTCTTGCATCTTCTTTTGTACGTATTGTTATTCTTGAATTAGCTAGTTCTTTATTTGCAATTCCTTTTATAAAATTTCCTTTATTATCTCGCATTGCTCTACCATACCCCTCTGTCCATATCCCTACTGGGTCCATTTTAGGTTGTAATCCTACTTTACTTAAATCTCCATCATGTAAAGATTCAAAACCCTCTACAAGTTTTACACCATTTAAGCTTGTCTTCATCTTGTTGTTTTTTTATACTTATCAAAATCTGCTTTTAATTTTTCGTAAAGCACTTTTAATGAATCATGGTCTTTCTCTAATGAATTATACTTATCGCTTAATTCTCTATGTAGTTTCTCCCAATTTTGAGACTTCTCAACTTCCTTTGCGTATGCTAATTGAATATCATTAAATTGACTTTGTAGTTGTTTATTATGTTCTTTTATACTTGCTAGTTCTAGCATTACTTCATTCATTCTCTCTTTGTAGTCTGATAAAAATTGGTCGTACACTACTTGCATAGAAGCTACCGCATCTGAATTTCCTTTCTTAATATCGCTTTCCCCTTTTTTTATCTCTAATTCCTTAGCTTGTTTGCCTCCAAAGAACCAACCTAAAGCTGTGCTTAAACTACCACCTCCAAGTATTAACGCCCAATTTTCTACAAACCAATTCAACCCCATTTTATTAACTATTTATATGTGTATCAATTCATTTTTTATCTATGCAAAGATAGTAAATCATATTCTTAATTTTGCTCTATCGATTATATTGTATTATTTGTATATTTGCCTATAATTTAATTAAAAACATAAATTAAAAAAATATGATTGCAAAAGAAGTTACATTTGGGAATAACGCCAAAGAAGGTATTTTAGAGGGTATTAATATTGTAGCAGATGCAGTAGGCTCTACTTTAGGTTATAGAGGTAAAACTGTTTTAATAGAGGGGTCTGGTGGATTGCCTAGTATTACAAAAGATGGTGTATCTGTAGCTAAAGCTATTTTCTTAGAATCACCATTAGCAAGTTGTGGAGCTGAATTACTTAAACAAGCAGCTCAAAAAACGGTGGACCAAGCAGGAGATGGAACAACATCTACTACTGTATTAGCTAGGAGTATTATTGTAGGTGCAGAAAAAGCTATATTAGAGGGGGCATCACCTATAGATGTAAAGAATGGTATTGAGGAAGCGACTAAAGCGGTTGTAGAGATTTTAAAAGAAAATAGCAAACCCGTTGTAGATGAGTTTTTCTTTGATATTGCTAATATCTCAGCTAATAACGATGAAGAATTAGGGGGTTTAATTGCAGATGCTTTTTTAAAGGCAGGAACTAATGGTGTTGTAACTTACGAAACATCAGAGAAATTAGAGAGTTATGTTAAGACTACTTCAGGTATGCCTATTGAAAGAGGGTATAGTGATGAAAGATTCTCTAATAAATTATTAAACAATCCTTATGTATTTATTTGTAATCGTGAAATCAAATCTTTTAATGAAATAGATTTTATTATTAAGCATATTGCAACTGAAAATAAAGAATTATTAATTGTAGCTGATTTAAATAATGATTTAAAACAAATCTTATTAATTAATAATATTCAAGGTAAAATCAAAGTATCTCATCTTACACCTCCTGAACACGAATACACCGATAAGAGAAAAAGATATATGGAAGATTTAGCTATTGCTACAGGAGCTACATATATTGATAGTTTATCTGCGACTCATTTAGAGAGCCTAGGACTTGATATTTTAGGTCAAGTAAGTAAATGTACTGTAGGTAAGGAAGAAAGTGTCTTAGAATTGCTAGAATCAAATGCAGAGAGTATTAGTAATAGAGTAAGAGAGTTAAATTTAAGTATTGAAGACCAAACATCAGATTTAGCGATTAATATTTTAAAAGACCGAGTTGCTAAATTATCAAGTAGTATTAGTATAGTTAAAATCGGTGGGGCTACAGAAGTTGAGCTTAGTGAGAGATTAGATAGAGTTGATGATGCTATTCATGCGGTTAATTCAGCTATTAAAGAAGGTGTTGTTTCTGGAGGTGGATTAGCTTTGTATAATGCTTCGTTTAAACTTAATATACCTAATGATTCTAAATCAGCAGGGTATCACGTTTTACAAGAGAGTATTAAAGCTCCATTTAGAAAAATACTTGAAAATGCTGGATTAGATTATAAAGTTATTGAGAGTAATTTAGATATGCACTCTGATAGCGTTGGATATGATGTTAAGAAATACGATTATGCAGATATGATTAAAGGCGGTATTATAGACCCTACAAGAGTAGTTAGATGTGCTTTAGAAAACGCAGTATCAGTAGCAGGTCAAGTAATGCAATTAGGTTGTACAATTAATTTTAAAAGAGTTCAATAGATATGAAAGCAATTTTAGCAAGTGTAGTTTTAAGAGAAATTAAAGAGGAGAAAGAAAACTCCTATGGTTTAACTGTAACAGCAGATACAAAGAATGAGAAATTTAAGAGAGGCACTGTTCTTAGTTCAGGAGAATTATGTGAAGGAATTAAAGAGGGGGATACTGTAGTGTATGATATGCACCGAAGTAATAAGATTACTTATAGAGGAGAAGTCCTTGTGTTAGCAGAATATGGTGCTATTGTAATTGTAGAATAGTACTAAGGTTTCAATCCGTTAAAACTAGAAGTAGTTTAACCGCCATTCAATATGTGTTTGGCGGTTTTTTTATATATCTATATTATCAGGCAGCAACTTATCTATATCTCCATTCCGTATACTCCTTGCTCTTTCATTCATATCTGTAACTGCCTTAGCAAATCTTTTGTTGTTATAACCACTTTTCTTTTGGAATATCTTAGTATGTTTACTGCTTTCAGAAGTTAATACGTTTAAATTTAACCTATCGTATATTGCTCTAATCTTTCTACGCATATTGTAGGTTAATTTGTGTATTGGCAGTGAATTACTTCTGCCTAATTCCCCTCTCTTAGCATACTCCTCTATATATCCATTATCTATATACTTATTAAACCGATTTTTATCCCAAACCATTATATAGCAAAAATCTTCAAACTGAGCTCTTGTAAACGGTCTTTCGTTGTAAAGAAAAAATAGAAATTCTAAATCATTTTTAGATATTCCGTATTGCTTTGAAGCCCAATATATTACAATTTTATAGTATTTAAGATAATCAAATTCACCCATAGCCATTTGTATAGTTTGCCTTTTCTTAACTTTAGGTTTGTCTAAAAACTTGCTTGTACTTAATACGTAATCTTTACTAACCTCTTTTTTTAAACTATCTTGATACGCTTGTGTTTTTTTATAATTAAAATAAGGTCTTTTTTCTCTATTAGGTTCGTTCTTAGCTTTCTCTTTTTTGTGAAGTCTCTTAACTTTCTCTTGCCAAGCCCATTCTTTATAAGATAATTCCTCTGACATTATAATCCTATTAATTCATTGCACAACTCTCTCCAGTTCTGTATGTTTACATTTACACCAACACAAGTAGAGTAATGCTCTATATCTCTTAGTTCTTTATCGTCATCGTCTATATGTAAGTCATAACCATTTAAGAATAAAGATTTACTTTCGTAATTAGTGTATCTAACTTTGTCTATTCCTAACTCATCTGCAAGGTCGTACACCTCTCTTATTTTATATTCTGGTCTTGATGTAAGGATAGATACTTTTATGCCCTTAGAGAGAAGATATGTAGCGTAATCTTGCACGTCTTTACGAGATATTGTTTTATCATAGTCGAATGATACCTTCATTTTATTTTAGTATTTAATTAGAATACCACAAAGATATAAAAAAGAGCCAACGATTATGAAGGCTCTTAAAAGAAGACATATACGCTATTCTTATGGGAAGCAATACAAGTACATTTTTATTTATCTAAAATTTTGTTTGCTATTTTCTCTATTAGCCTCTTTAGCAATTCCGCAGCCTTTTTTTGAAGTTTTTTTATAGTCTCCACATCTTGCATCTTCTAAACTAATAGAATTACTTCCATAAGGAGATACATCAGGTTTCTTTTTATCTTTCTCTTGTTTAGCTCTAACTTCTTCTCTTGTCTTGCCTTGAGCATTAGCATTTCTGTTTAAAATAGAATCTCTTGCTGCAATATTTTTTTGTTTTACAATTTCTTGAGCAGCTCTTTTTTGCATATAAGGACTAAGTTTAGGCTTAACTGTATCTTGAGTTGCGGTGTTGCTAGGTGTTTTCATTACATGAGAATAAAATCCTCCTTGACTACCTTTTCCTGAAGTTTTATTATTTTCTGCCATAATTTATTTTTTAACAGGTTTAACTACCTTAGACACTTTTGCTTTAGCATTAGACGCAGGCGATGCCTTCATAGACTTAATTTTACTTACACCTTTAGATACTGTATTAGCATCAAATTTGTTTACAGGGTTTTTCTTAACCTCTGTAGAACTTGTAACTATTTTTTTAATTGCTTCAAAATTCATGTTTTCTATTTGTTTTTATGTTTATTATTATTTCTTCCAAATGTTATATTATTCTTAACCCTAATATCTTTATGTGTAAACTGCCAAATCTCATTACTTGAATTTATAATGATTGTGTATATGGTATCTGTTTCGTGTCCGTAATCGGTAACCAACCAAATAAATCCATCACCATTAGGAGTTACAACATCAACTCTATTCTTTGGCTCGTATATCATATTACTTACCGCAATTCCACTTGTCTAATGCAAGTTTCTTTCTTGTAGGTTCTCCATTAGGTTTCTTCATTGGTCCTGGAACCCCTGACATTCTCGCACAAAAAGATGTCCTTCTCTTATCGTCTTTACTACCTGATTTTATTTCAGAGGGTTTTTTAGTTACTGCTGTTTGTAATTTTGAACCTGGATTCTCTTTTCTATAAGACGCAACTCCTTTAGCATTTAAACCTCCTTTTGGGTCTTTCCCTTCTTTTCTTGTCCATGCGGCTGTCTTTGCCATAATTATTTAATTAATATATTTATAAAATAGTCTTCATTAATTTTTGTTAAGTTATATATGAAATTACCTCCATCGTTTCCATTAATGTATTGTATAAATTTTATAGGTTTCATTTCTAAAACTCCTTTTTGAATAGGATTTAATGGAAAAATTAATTCTGTACCATTACAACTTAAAACCTTAGCTGATTTAACATTCATATACTTACCATCAACAAAACTAAACTTTAATATGTCTCCATTACTACATTTTCCTATATTTGATTTTATTGTAGTTAAGTAATTTTTTTCATTAACGCCATTATGTTCTTTAAAATGAGGTGTTATTACAAACCACTTGCTTCTATATTCATTAGAACATATTAATTCAGAAGGAGTAGCTTCTTGTGCGTTACTAATAAATGATGAAAACAATAATATTACAATTAATAAACTTTTAAAACCACTATTCTCTTTTCTTATAAACGCAATTGTCTTTGACATTACTTCTTAGCTTTACTTTTGATTTTTTTCTCTTGAGATAACATTTCTTTTGTAGGTTTATTCCCAGAGCCTTTACTAGCTCTTATGTTGTTATACAGAGAATTTTCTACACCTAGCTTGTTTAATTTTTTTTTCATATACCTACGTTTTTTAGATTGCAAAGTTACGAATTAATTCAAATGCGTTTCGTTGTCATTATTGTAATCTATGTACTCCTCAATAAAAAACCACTTTAAATTTTGGTGTATGTCAGCTAATGATAATAAAGATAATTTATCAAACTTAAAGAACTCCCCTTTGCCTATGTAATCTATATCTACCTCTTGTTTACTAGTATATACTCTATCATCAATTATAGTTACAAACTCTTCTCCGTTAGTGTACATAACACCATTAAACTTACACGATAGCATTAGTGATATTAGGAATGGATTAGGATTCTTTAATTCTGCATTTATATTGTTTATAAAGAGGTAAGGGTTTTTATCAGCGTATTTCATATTTGTTTTTGTTTGATACAAATATATAAAAGAAAACCAACAGTTTTAAGTGTTGGTTTTATAGTTATTTTATAAAATTATTTCGTTTAATAAATTCATTAAATTGTTATTTCAAAATAAACAATATGTAAGTCTAATGTACCATCTCCACCCGTTGGACTTGAAGTAAGGCATCCTAAAATTAAAGGAAGATTTATATAAGTTTGTCCACTTGTTGAAGAAGATGTGGCAACTGCATTAAATGCTTCTGCATTATCAGAATTTTGTATCATTGGAAAAAAACTTACAAAAGCAAAATCTGGCTCGCCTAGACCTATCCTAAAATTACCACCAATTGTATAAGCATTAGAAACGTGTGTATATTTTTGAAAAACTTGTCTTATAATTAAAACTTTACCTGGAACAGCTGGCACAACCTCTATTGGAGTTGTAAATAAATTTAATATTTGAGATGATGATAATGATACTTTTACGCTTTTAGTAACTTGAACCCCTCCACCTGCATTAGCATCTACATAAGTCTTAACCGCATTTTGAGTAGGATATAAAGTATCACTTGTTCCTAAATCAACGTTAGTAGATTTATTTGATGTTAGTTCATTTTTATTGATTGATAATGAAAAAGCTGTAATACTGTTTGTTCCATTATCTTCTTTGATTAAATGCCAGTAAGAATTTGGAGGAATTATAAAGTTTGAAAATCCATTTATATTTTCAACATAACCTACAAGGGTAATCTCGTAACTTGTTGGATTTTTAATATAGTATTCTCTTCCTACATTATGAGGTCCAGTAAGTTTGATAGCTCCATCTGGACCACTTGTAAAACATCTAATATAATCAATGTTTTTTATTTCAGGTAAGTCAAAACCATCAACCGCTTCGACTTGTTGAGATTTTAAATTATTTTCTAATTTTTCAAAAACCCATGACCCTTCAGAACTTGATTTTGTAAACCTAAAGCTATCTCCTAAAACTGCATCTATAAAAGAAACAAAGTTGTATACGTTTGTGTTTATTACCGCTGTTCCAGCAACGTTACCTCTTATTCTAATATTATCTTCACAAAAAATATAAATTGATTGTCCTACTTTTATACCTGTCTCAGGCAATATTACTTTATCTGTATCACTAGAAGTTTGAGTAACATTGTTTATTCCATAAATAAGAATAGCTGTATTTCCAGAAACACCTGTAATATTACCTGTTGTTAAAGCTATACTACCGCTATTTGCATCTACATAAGTCTTAACAGCTTTTACACTTGGGTATTTTGTATCAGTTGTTTCAGTAGTTATAGTACTAGCTTTGTTTGCTTGGTTTTCAGAGACATATCCTAAACCTGTATTTAATATATTCCATTTAGCAGCATCTTGTGCTGGAGTATCAACTAATGCTCTAACACTTGCTCCAACTGCCACTGATACACCACCTAATGTTCCTGCTGTACTTATAAACCATAAATCCCCCTTCATTATAGCTCCAGCAGTACCACTACCACCACTTGCAGGGAATGTATTTACACTTGCATTATAACCTCCTCTATCATCTACAAGACCTACTACTAATCCATCTGCATAAGTCTTAACTGCTTTTACGCTTGGATATTTTTCATCAGAACCACCATCTGTAGCTACAGAAGTAGATTTATTACTTTTATTCTCCTTTATTGTAAGATTAGGTACTGTCGGAGCATCTGCTGTACCTCCTAAATCACCAGATAGTTTAATTTTACCTTTAACATTACTTGTAGCATCAACTACCTTGTTAAGGTTTACTTCCTGGTCTGTATAATCTACAATGTCTTTTAAATTATCCCCAACAACAGTAGGTGTTATACTACCTGCTGCTGTTTTATTGGTAATTTGAGAATCTATTTGTGCTTTTAAAGACGTATTGTCCATATTAATTGAATGTTGAGTTAAATACTGAATTAAATACACCTATACCTGTAGGAGATGTGTTTACTTGAAAACCTTGAGCTATTAAAAAATCAATAAAACGTTGTATTGAATATTGTTTTGTACTATAATTATCATCGTCATTTGTACCTAACAACTTATCTTTTAATGATATATCATTGTCATCAGGATACTTACTTATTCTAGCCATAGTTTTTATTTATAAAATTTATGCAAAGTTAAGGAATAATATCTTATATTTGTTCTATGAAAGAACAGTATATTAATATCAGAAACTCCAAGCAATATGACGCAACTTGGTTTTATAAGTACTTTATTGAGAATGGAGGAAGTAAGTCAGTAAATATAAATCAGTTTTTACAATCGTTTAATTTCTTAAACCTAAACCAAGTCTTAGAGTTTTTAGACCGTAAGTTTGATTTAACTGTTTTGTACAATAAGAATGGGGAGTTTATAAGGGTTGTTTAGTTTTATTATATTTTTTTATCAACCCTAATCTCCAACTCTTCATGGCGTAATCGTTTTTGAAGTTGCTTCTACTTTCAAAATAATCTATATCAGATAATTTTCTCATAGCTATCCAATCTACATTATGCCAATGCTTTGTTTCTTCTATTGTTTTTAATATTAAAACGTCTAGTGGTGTTTGTTGTGTATAAGCCATAATTTTAATTATTTAACCATTTTATTAATAATCCTCTCATTCTTTTGTTTGGTATGTATAAATTCATTGGTTCTCCGTTTCTAATACAACCTCTCCATATCCATTGTAGTAATTCACTTAATGCCCATAAATCCTCATTCATATTTATGTTTTTTTCTTTAAAGAAATTATCTACTGATGGAACTACATATCTATTAGCTAAATACGCCATGCTTTTTTTAGTTGCATAATCATTTGTAGCTCTTGCATTAACAGGTATAAATCCTTTAGAGTAACCTCCGCCTTTTACTTTGTCTACATAATCTAAAAAGGTAGTGTAAGCATTATCTTCTGACTTTGTTTTAAACACCTTAGTAAACATATAGTTAGTAGTATTTCTTATGCTTTTTAATTGTTCACTAGTTAATCTTTTTTCAAAACATCTCTTAGACAAAGAGTTTGATGCTTTACCTAATAAATTACAATCTCCATTATAAATATTTAATAGGTTTTTAACTTTTAATCTAACATCTGAATCATCTTGACTATCTACCATATACTCTATATTAAAATATTTAAAGTATGCTGACAACAATGAACCTTCAAACAAATAAGTAAGTATTTTTATGTTTTTAAAACTTGTAAATATTTCAACTGGGAAACACCAAATTAAGAATGAATCATTAACGTAGATTACATTTGAGGTCCTGCATAAATCTCTAAAATAAGTAAATGTGCCATCATAGTTTTTCTCTAAGAATATAACAGTCTTGTCTTCGAGTATTTGTATTTTATTTGTATCTAACATCATTTTAATGTCGTCTTTAGATATTTTTAAAACCTCAATAGGATTTACTACTTCATCTAAAATTAAGGTGTAATCTTTAAATATGTGAAAATCTTTCTTAGTTAAACTTTGAAAACAAGAGTGTGTAGATACTATGTTAGAACCTCTTTTAGCTAATTTTAATAAGCTATCTAACTTACTTCCATTATCATTTTTAGTGTTAGGTTCAAATACATTATTTACTTTATCAACAACCCTATCTACTTCAGATAAAAAAGGGGTTATGAACATATAATTATTATTGGAGTTCATCCAATCTATTGCTCTAGTAGTTTTACCAGACCCCATTATTCTATCTTCTATTGTTATCATATTACTTTTGCTCCTTAACAGCCTCTCTTATTAAGTAATTTAAATAACCTGTCATAGTATAATTATTTTCTATGCAAAAATATTTAAACTTTGCATAAACATCATCATTAACTTTTAATAGCAATACACTTTTCTTTTTTTCTTTTAATACCATTTTTATGATTTTTAAATTGTTGTTTTTATCTATGCAAAGATACAATAAAATAATGAATATATTATACTGCATATAATACTAAATATATGACAACTACTACCCCTTTACTAAAAACTTTCTAGTAATCGAGTTTGTTAGACCCTTATTTCATTGGTACTCACAGAGGCTACTCTTATAAAGAAAACACCCATATTTTAGTTATTTTAATGAGATAGATATAGTGGTGAGGTTCCACCCCCATTTCACGTTTCCCTCCCTCTCCTCCTTTCCCCTTTATTTTGCCCACCCCTATAACGTTTCAAATATTTTCGTGCATAACTTTTGCCTTTTTGTATAGTAGTCTTTGCCCTCCAGTTTTAAAGCAACTATTTAATATAACGAATATCTATAGTAATACTTTAATCTATAGATTTACTCTATGCCTATTTCCTGGGAAACAAGAGACTATTTTTTTTGCCTTGTATCATATCATATATAAGGTATAATATAAGGTATGTTTGAGGCGTTTTAAAGGCTTGTTTTTTTAAAATAGTATAAATGTATGTATGCTTATATATGTGATGTAATAAACTTAAATTCACTTTATATATTTTTTTAGTACTCTTATAATAATACTAAATTGTACTTATATGTATTGTATTTCTTTGCGTTTATTAGTTCTATAGTTATTCATTAAAAATATTGCATTTATATATACTATGGTATTTATATAATCTTAAAATGTAGGTTATTAATACATATAATTTGTAAGAATCTACTTTATTAATAGTGTAGTATAACGGTTTTTTATGTAGTTAATCGATTTTATTATGTAGTATGCTTTTATTTTTTGAATATTTGAAAAGAATTAAAGCAGTAAAATAGTATTTCGGTTGACGTGTTTAAAAACATTAGTTAACGGCGTTAAGGTCGAAAGGCATTCGCTAGATTAAAAGGACTTATATAATATGCTTGTATATCTCTTTTTAATTATACACTTTAAAAATATATGATTAAGCCTATTTAATTAATTTAGATAGGCTTTTTTATATATTACTATACTATAATGGTTTTAATACAGTTCGATTCTGTATATAGTAACTAACTTATAAAATACATTAAAATGAAAAACTATTTTAAAAACTTAATCCCGATAACAATAATAATAATAATGATTTTAACCTTTATTTTTGGGTTAATGTTATTAGATTTTTTAATTAATAAAATATAAAACTATAAATATTATGAACACATTAAAAACATTAAAAGAAGATTTTAACAATATTACTAAATTACGTATTTTCGAAATTGAAGTAATAAACAAGAGAACACAAGAAAGCGACTATATTATTTTTGATATAGAACTACAAAAAAATACTTTATTCGCTTCACATGAAAGCCTAAACAGTAAACAAGAAAAAAGCAAAAAAATATCATTTGTAAAAGTTGTTTTAAACGACTGTTTCAGTATAGACGAAAACTTACAAAATTTATACGATGAATGTATAAATGCAATACTAGAAAGCGAATTTTTTGAACTAATATAAATAAAATTTAGAAACCATGCGAAAAAGAATAAACAACAAAGTTAATATTCAACACGAAATTAACTCAATAGAACGCAAAATTCAGGTTAAAAACGAATTAATATATATTACATCCCGATTAAATAAAGAGTCCTTTAAAGAGGCTAAAAATACCATAAAATGGGAATGTATTAAAAGCGAAGTAAAAAGACAAATTAATAAAATTTAAAAATATAAAATTATGAACACGCAAAAAGAATACATAGGTACCTACAAAGTAATTAAATTTTTTAGAGTCTCAAGACGCAAACAAATTTTAAAAAGAGACCTAACAAGAGAAGAGGCAATAAATTTCGTTTCAAAAATAGAACCAACGAAAAATAATTTTGTGGGTTTTGACAAACAATTTACAGCGGATAAATACTATATATAAAAACAACCTTATAAAATTTAATATTATGAATAATTCAAAAAGATTAACCAATACAACGGGCTTAAAAATTCAATTTATACCATGTACCAACACAAAAGGAGACCGTTTCAAATTAACGCAAACAAACAACAGTAAAAGTATTTTTATTAGTGGTAATTTAAATTATAATATAGAGGATTTTATATCTAATATATTGGATAAAATAGACTTAATAGAGTCCTATTCTTTTTTAGTAGACAACACACAAGACAAACACTTTTTAGTTAATTTAGATTTTAAATCTAATTCATTTGAAAACATTTTAGAAAACTTTAAAAACCTATAAAATTATGGTATCTCAAAAAACAATAAAAGAATATGATTTTAAAAATATCAATGAATATTTTAATTATATCATAGAAAGCGAAACAAACGGACAAAACAAACAAGTTAAAAGCCTTATAAATGAATTAAGCAAGCAACAAAAAAAAGACGCCTTAAATTATATTAATGATAATTATTTTAATAATGAAGACTCAAACAAAGTAAAAAATCTAATCTTTAAAACACTATAGTATTATGAAAAATTTTAAAATCCAATTTACTGGAAAACAAAAAAACGCAATAGGCAAAAGTTATAAAATAACTGAAACAGTAGAAGCCGAAAACATAGACAACGCAAAGTTAAAATTATATGATAATTACGAACATATACACGTTTTAAAGGTCAATAACAAAGTAGTTGATAAAGACTATACATTTAACGAATTTAGGTAAAATAAAACACATATAAATTAAAAACAATATAGCCTTATAAAATAACTTATAAGGCTTTTTTATAAACTATAAAACTATGGAAACAATTATTTGCACATATAAAGAAGAACAAAAAATAAAAACAGAATTAAGAAAACAACATCTTATAAATTCAGGGATAAAATTTGTAAACATACAAGAATATGAAAATATGCTTTTAATGTTTGGTTTGAAATTAGTAATTAAAGACAGTTTAAAATACTATAATACTATGAATTCACATTTAGGGGCTTGGCTTGAATGTACGCCCGAAGCAATCGACGAAACGAATTTTAGTTTTGCAAATATTAACGGTAAATTTTATAAAGAAGAAATTAAAAGAGAAAGTCAAAAGTATTTAAATTTTAGACAATTTAGAAGAAATTATTTTACACAATTAAAAACAGGGCATTTAATAGAAATTTAATAACCATGAAACACAATAGAAATTTTATACCAAAGAGAATATATAAAAATCATTTTATAATGATACATACATTTTATAAAATACCTTTATTAATCACATACTTTAATTTATCAAAATAAACTATGAAAACACTTGCAAAATTAAACAACGAAATAAACACAATTTGCGAACTTTTTAATCTTGGTGAACTGATAAGCTATAAAATAAAAAATCATTCATTAGAAGACTTTAAAATAGCAAATTTCGAAACTAAAATAGGCAAATATGAATACATTTATAAAAACTAAAATAAAATGGAAAGAATAGTATTAAAAATGAAAGGTGCAGACGGTAAAAACAAAAAATTTATTTTACCTACAAAAGACCATTATCAAATTAATAATTTAATTGAATTTTATAGCTTAAATGATTATAAATTAATAACATGGAAAATTGAAAACATAACAACTCTAAATTAAAATAAAATGAATACTAAAATAACATTATTTGCAACCCTATTTTTATTAATTGGTTGCAGTACACCCGAAATAATAAATGAAGACTTAAACAACAATAAAAAACCCTTAAAAATAACGTCTTTAATAAAATGGGAAGGCAACAAAGAAAGTAGATTAATTTTAATTGACTTAAGTACTACACAAATTGATACTATTTTAAACACTACAGAAAAAAGTATAAATATAGGATTGATAAAAAGACGGTATTACGAAGCTAAAATAATAAATGATACACAATGTATAAATAGATTTAAAGTAATTAGTGAGAATAAAGAGGTAATAAATGTTAATTCTAATATAGTGCAAACGGGTTGCTTAATACAATTTTTTAACAAATAAAATATAAAGATAAAATGGAAAATATAATAAAAATAATATCAATTTTTTGGTTAGTATCAACAATATTTTTTGGGGTATTCATTCTAATAAAATTACATGATAAAGACAAAGAGTAAATTAAATAACAACAATTAAAATATAAATTATGAAAACAAAAATAGAATTTCCAAAACCTAAAAAAATTGATTATAGAAAATACATCCAACCTATGAAGCAAGAAATTGTAACAATTAGAGGAAATACAATAGCAATACTAGTAAACATTTAAAAATATAAATTATGAAACTTAAAGACGATTTTAGCAATATAGAAGAATTTGAAACAGAATTAAAAAACAAAGGTATTTTTGCACTATGGGAAAGGTTTCAAGAGGAAGGAAGCGAAGGTTTTGACTATTCAGAACTTAACCAATGGCAAGAAAATTTTGCCCCTTTTGGAATTACATTTGATTATTCACTAGACGCAGAACCCTTTGATTTTGAAATTAACTAAAAAATATAAGCTATGAAAAATATAAACGATAAAATTTTTGAAATAAACCAATTAATCTGGAAATTAAAAGAAGAAAAAACCGAAGCAAGAGAACAAAAAGATTTTCACACAACGAGTTATTTAAGTGCTCAAATTTACGGAATGGAACAAGCTATAAATATATTAAATAAAGACTAAAATATGAAAACATATAAAATAGTGTTATTAACACAAACTGGTTTAAAAACTGAAATATACAACAATAACGAAAGTTTAGATAACTTTGAAAATAGAATGATAGAAAAATATAAAACCTTTACAATGCAATCTAGTAAAGAAATAAACTAAAAACAAAATGGAAATTAAAGAAATAGAGATATACAAAGACGGCTTAATAATAGGCTATGAACTACAAAAATACGAACTAGACAAAGACGGAATTTATAAAATAACAGAAAGTAAAAGAGTAATATTTTAAAAAAAAACAAAATGAAAGCTAAAAACAAAACAGAACTAGAAAAGACCTTATGTAGAGGATATAAAGTAATGCTGATAATTTTTCTTTTATTGGCATTTTTAATTTTACTAACAATTATAAAAAACTAAAATGGATTTTGAAGTAACAATAAACCCTTTTTTACAAAAACTAACTATAACAACCGATAATTATTCTAAAGATATTTATATAGATACGTTTATAGACGAATGGAGCGCATTTAAGGTAGAAAAAAGAACTTTTGATGTACATATAACCTACGATGAAAAAGAAGCCTTAAAAGTATGCTTTTATGAAGTAGTAGGAAAAGAACAAAAATACCAACAAGCAATTAAACCGATTAACACAATTATAAAATACTAAAATAAAAATGGATAAACTAGATAAACAATTAAAAGAGATAAAAGAGAAAAGCATTTTATTAGCCGATGAAATGAAAAATGATATTTACGCAATATGCGAACAACTAGACTACAAACAAAGTAGTGTTTTTAGCTATAACATAGATAGATTAAACGCTTTTATACAAGAGTTAAATAATTTTAAACTAGAAAAATAAAATGGAATTTCAAAAGATAGATATAAAAATGATTGAAAGGAGAATAAAAGAAATATTTGCAAAAGACCATATAAGCAAAGACGACTTAGCAACTGGATTGTATTTTTTAGATAAATGGAAAAAATTAAATAACTATAAAGATGAATAAAGAAACCGAAATACTGGATAAAGTAGAATTTATATTAGACTACTCAAACGCTATAGAAAGCACGTTTTTAAGGAACGAAATAACAAAACTAAAGGAAAGTATAGAGGAATATTTTTTAGAGTCTTACAACGCAGAAACCGAAATTAGAAAAATACTAAATAATGAATAAAGAAAAAAGACCACGTACACAAAAAGTATGCTTACAAGTTATAATTGATGAAATTGACTTGGCATATAACAAGATGAAGAATGAAGTTAAAGTATTACAAATAGAAAGAAATATTAAATTTAGTGATGCTTTTAAAATATGGAAGCAATACAACAAAAACGTAGATACAACAATTTTTAAATAAAACAAGATGAACAACAACGAAAAAATATTAGAAAGTATTAGAGTTTTAAACCTATTAAAAGAGGATGCAAAAATGGCTTTATCTGGAGAATGGAACAGAAGTACAGAGGGTTTTAACTCACAAATCTATGTAATTGATAAGGTTTTAAAAGAACTAAAAACCGAAAGTACAGAGCAAAAACTTTTTGACATACAAAGAGAGAGAATAGATATATTAAAGAAAATCACTGAAACCGATAACAGAATAATAGAAGGTTTAAAAACACAAATAGAAATATTAAAACAATTAAGAGAATTAGATAAAGAAACTTATGGAAACATTTAACCTTACATCTTATAATTCAGGAAGGATTATAAAAACTATTGAAGCTGAAACAATGAAAGACGCTCAAAACATACTGGAAAGCAAAGGATATGATTGTCAAGACGACTATTTTTTACAAACAGTTGAACAAGCCACAAAAGAATGGAAACAAGATAGTAGATATGCTAGACTTGAAAACCTAATGAATGATGCTGAAGAAGATGATGCAGACTACTTATTTATAAATTATAGAAATTAAGAAATTATGGAAATAGAATTTAATAGAATAGAAAATATAGAGTTTGAAGGAATCGATTTAAGCGATAGTAATGACTTTGTGGATGCTTATATAGTCAAATGTGATTATAAAGGCTTAGAAGCTACCGAAGAAGAACTAGACGAAATAAATAAAGATAGAGATTTTGTTTACGAAGAATTAATTAAACACTTAAATTAAAATTTATGGAAAATTATATAGAAATATTACAGGTTTACATACTTACAGTATTATGTATTGTAGTAACTGGAGTAGTTATATTTATGATTAGTGAAATTTATAATGAAATTTTTAAAAAATAAAACTAAAATGGAAAACAACAACTTAACAAATTGGGAAATTGAAGCACAAGCATTTTACTACTGGTTTAAAAATCTAGGAGGTGATGTAAGTGATAACGAAGTAATGACAAAAGCATTTAAAAGAATAGCTTAAAAACTTGCACAACTAAAAAACAATATTAACTTTGCTAAAAAAGAATTTATGGAAATCACAATAAAGAAGATAATAGAGGAAAAAGTAAATGTAGAATTACCGTTTTACATGAAAAGTAATTGTCATCATTATAAAGTATATAATGAAACCAATTGCATACAAGTAACAGACTTAGGTAATAACTCTGCAATACAAATAGGTCATATAGGCTTGGCAATTTCAGAAACAAATGTAGAATGTACACAAGAAGAATTTAAAGAAGCGTTTAATAAAGTAAAAGAACAATTAACTAATCTAATTTAATATTATTATGAAACACAAAGAAATAATAACCTACAAAGGTTTTGAGTTTGAATATAACTATTACTACCAACCTGAAGAAAGACAAACGCATGACTATCCTGGATGTGATGAAGAATTTGAAATTACAAATATTACTTTAAATGGAATCGATGCCTCTGAATTATTAGAAAGCCAAATAGAGGAGTTTGAACAAGAAGTAATTGATAATATAACAAACAGAAATCATTAATCATGATGCTAATTTATAAAGACTACATTATTAAAGATAACGAATATAAAATACCAAAACTAGAAATGTCTTATTTAGTATTTGAAAGTTTAATTGATAATGAAATCCCGACAGGATGCGGAAAAACCATTGAAGAATGTAAACAACAAATAGACGAAATTCATGAAAACAGGATTTAGCACAATAACATACAAAGGTTTAAATTTAGACATTGAATTTGACTATACAGATAGAATCAATGGGAGATTATATTTAGACAATGGAGATGCAGGATATGAAGATGAAGGAGGGGAAGTCTATGTTACTAAAGTTGAGTTATACGGAAACGATATAACAGATTTAGTTCAAGACCAAATAGAAGATATAGAGGAAGCATATAAAGAACAAAAATTATAGGTCTGTTTTAAGATAAGAATCCTTCACTAGCCTTGAATGTAGGTCGTTATAATGGTCGTATCAACTATCGGATTAAAGCAGACTGTATTCATAATATTCCGATAAATTATAACTTGGTTTGACACTGGGAAAGACTAGATTTTTTTAACCTTTAATATTAAAATAATATGAAAACAGTAAGAGAAAAAGTAATTGAACAAATTAGACTACAAGAGAAAATGCAGAGTTTATCAGGTGTAAATTTAGTTACTTGTGGTAATTGTGGTAGTGTATTATTACACGAAATAAATGAAGAACAAATTGATTGTTTTGCTTGTGGTAATATGATAGACCAAAGCGATTGCCCTGACTACTGGTATAGTGGATTAGAAAATTCAGATGAATATAACGTAAATTAAAACTTAAATTAAATATGAAAACAATTACAGTAACATTTGTAAAAAGATATTATAAAGCAATTACAGAAGAAATAGAGATTCCTGACAATGTTGGTGAAATGGATGAAATTGATTTTATAGAGCAAAACTATTTAGAACTTTGGAATAAAGTAGATGAAAAAGAATTAGATTTTGAAGATGCTGAAATTTTAAAAAACTAATTAAATATAAACCTTAAAATAAAATCAAAATGGAATTAAACAAAAATTACAGAATAGTATACGATGAAAATAATTGTGTATTGCAGTTCTTTGAACAAAGAGAATCATTTAAAAAAGGTGATACAAAAAGAATACAAGGAACTGGAGAAACTAAAGAGCATACAGAGGATTATTACTACCCTAATTTAAAGACCGCACTTGTAGGTTTCTTGCAAAAATGTACTTGGGGTACAGAATCAGCAGAGGAAGTCTTAAAAGAGTTAAATAGAGTAGAGGAATTAATTAAAAACCTTAAATAAAAAAATGGATAATAACAAAAAACAGTCTATATTTGTAGACGGAGAATATCAATTTGACTATGAAGTATTAGACAACAACAAGCACACTTTGTATTACTCTAATAGCGACATTTGGAATTTACATATAAAAAACACAATAGCGTTTCAAATAGAGGATGATGGCAATGGATTAAAACTACTAACAAAGTTTAACGAGAAAAGCAGAATTGATTATAGTGAAAGCGAGTATTTATTTATATTATTAAAGTTAATAAACCAACCTTGCATTTACGAAATTAGTACAAAAAAATTATTATAATTTAAACCTTAAAATAAAATCAAAATGGCAACAGTAGCAAAAAAAGAAACAGTAGAAGCAGTAGCATTGAGTTTCACAGAGAGAATACAAGAGATACAAAGCAATTTAAAAGCACCTAAAGGACAATTTAATTCTTTTGGTAAATACTCTTATAGAAATCAAGAGGACATCTTAGAAGCAGTAAAACCTTTGTTAGGGAGACATAAATTAAGGATGCATATTTCAGATAGTATTGTGGAAATAGGAGGTAGAATATATGTTGAAGCAACTGTAATTGTAACTAATGGAATAGAGAGTCAAGAGACTAAAGCATTGGCTAGAGAAGAGGAAAGTAAGAAAGGTATGGACTCGGCTCAACTAACTGGTTCAACATCATCTTACGCTAGAAAATACGCCTTAAATGGTATGTTCTTAATTGATGATACTAAAGATTCTGATGCAACTAATATGCACGGTAAAGAGTTAGTTACACCTTCAGCTAAAGCAGAGAAAACCCCGATAGTAGACATGACTAAACTACAAGAGTTATTGAAGACTAACAAAGAAAATACTCTTAAACAATTAGCTACATCTAAATACTTGACTAAAGAACAGGTTAAGAATCTAGGTTTAAAGGAAGAGGATTTAATCGGAGTAGAAGTGAGATAACGTTCCGCAACTTGGCGATGTGGCGGATTAAGGAAGCCAAGACTTTCAGTTTATGACTGATTTTAAAAGTACAAAACGAACATTAAATTAATAACCAAAACCGACATATTGCCAAATTGCTGTTATGCACTGGCACGGGAATTTTAAAATAAACGAACTTATGAAAATAATAAATGAAGATTGTATGATTGGCTTAGATTCAATGCCAAATAATAGCGTAGATTTGCTAATAACAGACCCGCCTTATTCAACACCTGTAATAACCGCATTTGGAAGAAAGAAGTTTAAAAACTTGGCTGATTTATCAATTCAAGAATTTTACTTTACTGAAATGAAAAAGAAACTTGAAAGAGTATTGAAACCTGATGCACCTGTATTTTTCTTTTGCGATGATAAATTTTATCCTATTCTTTTTTCAACTTTTTATGATTGGCAAAATATAGGATTGTTGATTTGGGATAAAAACAAAATAGGAATGGGAAAACCTGTTAGAAAAAGACACGAACTTATTTTTTACGCAAATCAAAGTTTTAAAGAGTTTAAACCTCACGGAGCATTTACACATTTACCAAGTGTGTTAAATTTTAAAACGGATTCGGATAAAATTCACGGAGCGCAAAAACCTGTTGAATTAATAAAAATGCTAATAAATGGATTTACTAAAGAAAACGAAACCGTATTGGATTTATTTGGAGGTTCTGGTTCAACTGGAGTTTCTTGTGATGAAACAAACAGAAATGGTATTTGCTTTGAATTAAATAATGAAATAGCAATAGCATCGGAAGAAAGAGGTAGTAAATTACAGCAAAAACGAGCAGAACGTCTTTTTGAAAACGAAAATTAGTGCTTGTGCATAACGTTTTGCAAGTATATTTAGTTGCGGACTTAGAATCACAAAACTTTAAATTAAGAAGGAATGAAATTAGAAGTACAAAACTCTGATAAACAACAGAAACCGCAATTGAATATACTTGCTGTTATGTGCCGTACTTTCTCCAATATGTTCTTTTGGTTTGGTGTCGAACTATTTGATAGCCGATTGAAAGAATATGGTGGATTTAATCACTTTATCGCTGGTAAGATATTCAGATGGAAATATTGCTACTTATCAATAGCACTTCGTAAGCAATGGAGATTTGAATGGATACACGAAAGCGATGAGTATTACTATGACGGCTATCATAATAGTATTACAATTGGGTGTCTGCAAATCTCGTATGGCACATAACTACTTGCTACACGATATAAATGTATTACAAAACTATGAAAGCACCTTTAAAATATACTAAAGTTATAAGAATTTCAGAAACACAACTTTTAACACTTAAAAAGATGAAATCATACAATATTGATACTGCTAGATTCATTCGTGAAGCCATTGCTGAAAAAATTAAACGAGAATATAAAGACTTAATTCCTAAACCTAAAAAAGAATATTGTCCGTTTTAAAAGCTTTAACATAAAAATATATGGATAAAATAGTGCTTATAGATTTTGACTCAATTCTATACAAAAACATAGAGTCGCTTGATGAATATTGCGATAGGGTAGATGAAATTATCTCTCAAGTAGTTGTAGATACTAAATCAAGTCATTACAGAGTCTTTTTAGAGAGTAAAGGTAATACCACCTTCAGAAAGATTTTAAACCCTTCTTATAAAGCTAATAGAGTAAATAAAGAACTTCCTTTAAATTTTAAGGAGATAAAGGAATACATAATTCAGACATACAACCCTTACTTATCTGTAGGGGTTGAAACTGATGACTCTATAATATCTACTATAAAGTATTTACAAAGCGAATACCCCTTGAGTGAAGTTGTTATTGCAGTAAATGATAAAGACTATCATACATTCCCAGTTACAAGCTATGATTTATATCACGCACGTTTTGGAGAGATTAAGAATATAACCAAAGAACAAGCAAACTTCAACTTTCACAAGCAACTATTAATGGGTGATGCTTCAGATAATGTAAAAGGTGTTAAAGGGATAGGAGATAAAGGAGCATCTAAGGTATTAGAAAACTCAAAGTTTTTGTTATTGAGCGTAGCAAGAGAGTACAAGAAGGTTTATAAAGGCAAATGGAAAGAGGTCTTAAAAGTAAATCACTTAATGCTTAAACTAAGGGAAGATTGTAAACCCTGTAAAGAATTTGATAAAGTAGAATTTAATTAGTTATGGAACAACAAGAAAATAACACAACTCTAAAGATATACTCTAACAATAAGGTAAATTCATACGCAGTAAACTCAAATAATAATTTCTTTGACTCTCAAGTTGTTTACTCTGTAAAGAGAGATTGTATAACCTTTAAAAAACCAACAATAGACGACAATAAAAGAATAGTTACACCTACTAAAATAGGAAATATTTATCGTGTTACAGTTTCAAGCAAAGAAAGTATTATAGGGA